ATATATAGTTTAAATAAATTAGCACAAAAATTTAATGTTTCTAAAAACACTATTTTAAAAATAATAAAAGAAAAAACTTGGAAAAATGATTATGGTGCTATGGACGAATAGGTAGAGTCACCACCCTTTCACGGTGGAATTTCAGGGTTCGACCCCCTGTAGCATCACCAGAGAAGTTAGAGAATCTATGAAGTTAGTATCATATGCTACGGCTTTAATGGAGAAACAGATTTGCAATAATATCTAATAAGGCACTTCTCACCAACAGTTGTGGGTCAATCTGCGAAACCCTCTGCAAAGTTCCAGCATTATATAAGAAAGAATATATATACAGGATTCACAAGTTTGACGAAGTTCTCTGTGGATAGCAGTTAAATCGTCTTCTTTCTAAAAAGGTATTGACAAATAAAGAAAAGTGTGGTATAATACATGAGTATTGTAAATCAGATACCAAAATCTGAAGATGGTTTTGGTGTAAGGTACACAAGTGAATCTGGAAATATTTACATCGTTTCCCATAACACAAAGAAAGAAAAGTTTACTTTGTGGAAACAGGAAAAGAATGGATATGAAAAGATTTCAAGCGCAGATAATCCTATTGTACTATATAAAAAGTGCATTTGATTTATGAACATTGAAAAATGAATATTGCTTATTGATAACTCAGTGAAGACCCAATGCGATGTTGGGGCTGAGAAGTATCGAAAAGGCTCGGGGCAACGAAACAAGGATACTTGTGGATAGCTGGCTGCGTTCTGATGGTGACTGAAAGGACGAATCCCTGTTGGGAGAAAGTAAAGATACTGTGCTGTAGTTGTCGCAAGCAAAAGTAGCCGTGGACAGGCGGGAGCAATAGACAGCTATGTGAACAGCATGGCCGAACCCAAGTTAGGTAATACAGGTGGTGCTGGTTGCAAACCTTGGGAATACCACTAATCTCGTGTGCGGTGACGGATAAGAAATTATCCTATAACTGTCTACAGCGTCCAAGTAGCAGAAATCGCAGAGACTTAAAAGTTAGATATTTATGAAGAAAATTGAACAAATTCTTTCTGAATATCCTGTGAACGGTAGTAGGTAATCAAACCTCTTATGGACTTGGCTTTGAAACTGGGGTAAGAAGTTACAGGGGGACGCTCTTGTGGCTCAGACTTATCTCCCATACGACTGAATATGCTTGAAGACAATTTGAAGTAAGTCGAAGGACTATCAATAATCTATATTCATTTTTGAGTGTTCATAAAATTAATGCTTCTATAGTATAAAGGTTATTACAAGGCACTTGTAACGCTTAGATTTCCGTTCGACTCGGAATAGAAGCTCCATTTTGGGACATGATGTAATTGGCAACATGACAGACTTTGACTCTGTGATTGTAGGTTCAAGTCCTACTGTCCCAGCCAAAATAAAATCCCAAGATTTTTATCTTGGGTTATTTTTTTACTTGACAAATCCATTCCTTTGTGTTATAATACAACTATAAAATGAATGGAGGAATTTTAAAATGAATAAAACTTATATTGATTATCTGATTGCCAATCGTAAATCTGAAAACACAATTAAAAATTATACTAGACATATTCAGAACTTTCTGGATTTTGTTGGTAAGTCAGAAAAAGACATTAGTTTTTCTGACCTTATTTCTTGGCAGAGAAGTATTTCCAATCTGTCATCTTCTTCTATGGCACTTGAAATTAATGCAATTAAGAATTACTTTAAGTATCTCAAAGCTGCTGGATTTATTGACACAAATCCTGCTGAAGACCTCGTTCTTCCCAAAGTTAAAAATAAAGTTAAGCCTTATTGTACTGTAGAAAATGTTTCTGCAATTATTAATAATGCTCATAGTTTTCGTGATAAGGCAATTCTTTCACTTGTTGCTTCTACTGGTATTCGTATGTCTGAAATGGCAACTATTACTATGGAACAATGGAATAATATGAAAAGATATAATGGTAGAAATATTACTATTCTTGGTAAAGGCAATAAGGAAAGAATTATTTATATTAATGATATGACAATGAAAGCCATTGATGATTATGTTTCGCATAAAAAGAAGACAGCAAAATATCTTTTTGAAAGCAATGGGGGCAAACCCATGGACGATTCTAATCTTAACAAGATGATTAAAAATACTGCTTATAAAGCTAACATTCCTTTTTGGGATAAAATGACTTGCCATACCCTTCGTGCAGCTTTTGCTACTATTGCAAGTGCCAAAGGTGTTCCTGTTGCTGTTATTTCTACTGCGCTTGGTCATTCATCTTTGACCACTACCACCAGATATATTAAAACTTGTCAGGAACAGGTTGATAATGTTATGAATAATATGATTTTTTAAGGAGAAAAAAATGACAAAACCCAATATGCGCTATGAAGTTCTTGAAGCACTTCAATCTTATTATAAAGATAATGAAGATATTCTTGTTGATTGTTTGCTTTATTTAGATGAAAGTGATGAACTTTATAATATGGGCTATTGCCCAAATTGTGGAACAAAACTTGAAGAATTTCATTATAAGGAATATCATTCTGAAGTAGATGCCTATGAAGAATTTTGCGAACTTTGTTGTCCACAATGTGATTTTGGTTAAAGGAGATAAAAATGGAAAAAAATGTAGATGAATATCTTAAAGAAATTATTGAAAAAGAAACAAAAGGACTATGGGATAAAGCCTTTAATGAAGGAATTATGGCTGGCTGGCTTGCTTGCTGTGCAGCTATGTATGACCAAACAAAAGATATTCATAATGTAAAAGATATGCGAAAATTTCTTCGCAATAAAAGAGATGAAGCCCGTGATAGACTTACTGTAAATAAGTCAGACCATACAGATGCCTGATTTATTATAAATTTTATTTTTAATTTTTTAAGGAGTTTTTTTATTTTTATGAAGAATGTTTTGAACAGAACAAAGAATTATTTTCGTTGTATTGGTATGGTCAATGAACTTAATCTGAAGCGTGAAGACATTGAAATCATGCTGAAGGACAAGGATGGGAAGGATGACCACAAGGAAAAGTGTGAACGAATTTATGGTACTTTTACTGTAAGAACTGATAGTGGTATTCTTACTTTTAACACTTATTTTACTTCCCTTAATCAAAATCCTAATAAGGATGGAAAACATGATAGCAAGCAGTGGACTATGGCAGAAAAAATGATGGATTGGAATCCTGAAATTAATGGGAATGGTGATGCTGCTACTCTTGTCAATGTTGAAGGTAGAATGGATGTAAATGATTATATTGGTGCAGATGGTGAAGTAAAGACAGCTACAAGACTTACTGTTTCCAAGGCTTCTACAAAGGTTAATCCTGATGATACCAAGGGTTGTTCTTGGAGTGGTGTTATGTTTATTAAGGCAATTCGTCCAGAAGTCAGGGGTTCTGATAATGAGGAAACTGGTAGACTTGTTGTTGACCTTTATGGTGCAAATAGTAAGGGTGAATGTCTTCCTTTTAAGGCAATTGTAGAAAAGGATTTGGCAGAAGATTTTGAAGATGCTTATTCTGTTGGTGAAACTGTTCCTATGGACATTGATATTGTTTCCCGCCATGTTGGTGATGGAAATAAGACAGTTAAGAAAAAGGCTTTTGGTCGTGGTGGTAGTATTGCAGTTAATTCTGGTTTTGATGTAACTGAAATGATTATTGTTGGTGCTGATGAAGCCATTGAGGAATCTGAAGAAGAAGATGAAGATGGAAATATCATTGACAATGGCTACATTGACCCTAACACTATGAAAGCGGCTATTAAGGAAAGGGCAAAGAAGTTAGAAGAAATGAAAGCCAATGGTGGTGCAACTTCTTCAACAACTAAGAAAACTGGCACTATTAAGGAAGCGAAGAAGAAGATGGGAAGTTCTTCTAAGCACATTGAGGAAAATCCTTTCGATGATGAAGATGACCCATTCTAATGAATAAAGAAAATATTATTAATACGCAAGTACACTCTGTAGAAGGGTGTGCTTGCGTCTCAAATGCTAAAGTTTATGGGCTTGAAGACAGTATTAGAAGAGCTAAATTTCCTATGTCTGTTGATATTAATTCCTTAAACTCTGAATTAACAAATGGGATTAAATCTTTAGCTCAAAGCCCTAAAGGTGAAGGACACGATAATTTTTTAAATGGAATTATTGTACAGTTTGATTTAACTTTTTCTAACAAAGCTTGGGTAGAACTTGAAAGGTATCATTTTATTGATTTTGTAAGTTCTCAAAGTACCATGCATAGGATTACTAAATTTGATTTAGATAAGGCTTATAATAAATATGTAGACAAAAGAATTATAGAGATTATGAAAGAAAAAATTCAAGTTTATAATTCTTATATTGAATCTTATGAAATGTCAAAGGCAAAAGCCAATGAAATGTATCTTGAAATTCTTTATAGCAATCCCGCTGGTTTTATGTTAACTGCTGGAATGACTACTAATTATAGGCAATTAAAAACCATTTATTCACAAAGAAGAAATCATAGACTTCCAGAATGGAGACAATTTTGTGAATGGATTGAAACTTTGCCACATAGTGAATTAATTTGTGAAACTTATTTTGAAAAATGAAAGGAAATGATTTATGGGTAAATTTGATATTTGTGACATTCCTGAATCAACAATTACCACAGGATTAGAAGGTAAAATTATTGGACTTTTTGGCACAAATAATGTAGGCAAGTCTTATGTTGCAGCAAGACTATTCCCCGGTCATACACTTTGGTTGGCAACTGAAAAGGGTTATAATGCCCAAGGTGGTTTAAGACCTTATGATATTGAAAATTGGAACGATTTTCGTGATGCTGTTGCGCAACTTACTACTCGCAACAAGGAAAAGCGTAAGAAGGTTAGGGATATTTATAAGTGTGTTGTGGTTGATGTTGCTGATAAGCTTCCTATGCTTTCATCTGCTTATATTATTAATCAATATAATATGTCCCATCAAGACGAAGAAAACTTTACCCCTGCTACAAATCTTACAGATATTCCTTGGGGTGGTGGGCATAGTGCCCAGCAGAAAGAACTTGATAGTCAAATTACCAAACTTGCATTAAGTGGGTATTGTGTTGTTCTTATTTTCCACGATGAGATTAAAGTTCTTAAAGATGAAAATAAGAAAGAATATGAATATATTGTACCCAAGAATACTTTTACAAAGGCTGGCAATGCCCTTAAAGATATTCCAGATTTTATGATTTATCTTCAGTCTAATGGTGTTGATGAAGATGGTAGAGAAATTCTTTCTACTGGATATTGTGTACAGCACAAAGAATTTTTTGCCCGTAGTAGATTTACTGAATGTCCTGATGTTATTAGTCCTTTTACTGTTGAAAATTTAAAAGAAACAGTAAAAATTGCTTGTGAAAGAGAAGCAAAAAAGACTGGTGCAAAAGCTGTAACTTATGAAGAAGAAGATAAAGCAAGACAGGAAGCAAAAGCACAAAAGAAATCTACTATTAAAGAAATGCAAGACAAACTTGCCCCTGTTTTTAAGGCAATTATTGAAGCCAATTATAAAAAGTATGCCATGGGTATTGTAGAGCAGTATCTTGGTACTGATGACAATGGGAAACCCATTAAAATTAGTTCTGTGACTGATGAAACTCAAGTAGATAATTTACAATGTATTTATGATACACTTGTTAATTTTGCTGATGAAAAAGATATTGAGTGGGAAAATTAATTAAATAATTCTTGACAACTCCTTTCGTTTATGATATAATATGAATAAGTGAAAGGAGTTGTTCTTATGAATATTTTTGACATGAAGAAGTCTGATTTTAAGAATATCCCAAGATTTGATTGGAAACAAACAGAAATTAAGTTTGATGACCTTGTTATTATTCCTACCGCTCGTAAACACGATAGTGGTTATAGATGTATGGAATATTGTGCTGTCAAGAATGGTAAACCTATTGGCATTTTTGGCGGCAGTTCTGATGTAATGCACTTGGATGGTATTGGTGGATACAGAAAGCCGTGGAAAATAGATTGTTTGCCTTGTGGTTATTTACATTTGTGGTGTAGTGGATATAAGATGAAAGCAAGTGGTTGTTTGAGTGATTTTAAAATTTATACGGAGAAGAAGTAATGGATAAATGTTCGTCTTATCATATTCAAAGATATATAAAGGGATGGAGAAATTCATCTACACCTGTTTATGAAAGAGAAGTTGGGGTATGTTATGGTACAAAAGAAAAAGAAGAATGTACTTGTGGTGGGGATAGAACTAAATGCGATTTTTATCCTGAAATAAGAAAAAAGGCATTAAAAGAAACTCAAGAATATAAAATTTCAGAAGCTATAAAATTTTTAAGTTCTGTCGGTTATAAAATTACCAAGGAGGAAAAATGAATTGTATTATTTGTGGCAATGAAATTCTTCGTGGTAAAAGATACCAAGGAAATAAATATAAATCACTTCATTTTTGTTCTGAAGAATGTTTTAAAAAATATTGTGAAATAAAAACTAAACCAAAGCCACTTGTAAATTTTAAGCCTGAAAAGGGAAGTAATAGAAGAATTTTTACAGATTATATTCAAGAATGGACAGATAATAAAGTAAATTGGTCTTGGATAATGAAACAAGCTAAAGATGTTCAAGAAGAATATAATCTTAATTGGTACGAAATGTATTTAATATGTAAATATGCAAGAAATTATGAAGAAGTTGAATGGGACAATCAATATGGTCTTGGTCAGATTTTTCCAAGATATATAGAACCATGTCAAATTTTTATGAAAAAAATAAAAGAAAATAGAAATCAAGGGCTTGAAGATGATGAAATAAAAATTGTCATAAAAAATAAAAGTCCAAAAATAAAAATAAATTTTAATTAAAGGGGGATAGATTTTGCTTTATAATTCAAATATTGCAGCATTGACATTGGGTTGTTTATTTAAAAACCCTTCCCTTTTTAATAATTCTGCTTATCCTTTAGTTAAATCTGATTTTTCAGAAATTGAAATGCATAAAATTCTTTTTGTGTGTGGTCAAGCAATAAGTAAAACTGGCTGTATGGATATTACTTCTTTGGAAGTAGATAATTTTGTTTCTTCTTATCCTGTGCAAAAAGAAATTCTTGACGATAATAATTTCTTTGAATTTATTGACACTATAAAAGAACTTTCTTCTTTAGATAATTTTGATTACTATTATAATATTGTCAGAAAGTTTAGCCTTTTAAGGGAACTTAAATCTTCTGGAATAGAAATAAAAAAATATTATGATGAAGCAGATGAAGAAACAAAAGCACAACAGAATTTAAATAAATGGACTTTACAAGACATTCTTTCTGATATAGAAAACAGCACAAATAAATTTAGAACAAAATATGATATAAGATATGTTCGTGATGAAATTAAGGCTGGTGAAAATACAGAAGAACTGATTGAAAAGTTTAAAGAAGTTCCAAGCATGGGAGCTATGTTTCAAAGTGGTTATCTTACAACTTTATTTAATGGTTGGAACAAGGGACATTTAATTTGCCGTGCCGGACCTTCTGGTGCTGGTAAATCAAGGTTTTCTGTTGCAGACTTGTGTATGGTTGGTTCAACAAAATTGTGGAACAATGAAGCCCAAGATTTTGTCCCTAATCCCAATTATCAATCACCCACTCTTTTTATTGCGACAGAACAGAATATTGAAACTGAAGTTCAGCCAATGTTTTTTTCTGCTATTTCTGGAATAAATTATAGTGATATTACTAATGGTCTATTGACAAAAGAACAAGAAAACCGTGTAAAAAAGGCCGGAGAAATTATTAGGCAATCTAATCTTACCATAACATCAATGCCACGATTTACGAAGCAAAACATTGAAAGAAAGTTAAGAGAAAAAGTAAAAGAAGAAGGTATTGGATATTGTTGTTTTGATTATATGGAAGTTCAAGGAGATTTAAGTGGTGAATTTAAACAAAATAATTCAACAATTCCAAGACAAGATTTAATTCTTTTAGACTTAGCTTCATTTCTAAAAATGATTGCTGAAGACTATAATGTTGGTATTCTTACTGGACAACAGCTTAATGATGCTTGGAAAGATGTTAGATATATAGATGAAAGCGCACTTGCTGGTGGAAAAGCAACTAAATTTAAACTTGATGCTGGGTCTATTATTATTCCAATAGACAGACACAAAGGATTAAAAAAAGACTTTAAAATTCTTGAACCACAATTTAATATTAAAAGAAGGGGATTTGGTGAAAACAGAATTCCAATGCCTAATATGTGTGAATTTATTTTCAAGTCAAGATATGGAACTTTTGGAGATAGATGTATAAAGTTGTGGTCTTATTTTGATAAAGGAACTTTTGAAAGATTTGATTATTTTTGTACTGATGATGAAAATAATATTATAAAAGTTCCTGTTACAAAAGTTGAATATAAAGAGGACGATTTTTAAATGAAACAATTGTTGTCAAATATATTACTAATATTATTGGCAGGAGCTTGTTGGAGCGTAGCTTTGAGCGCATTAATTACTTCTGATGGAAAATGCAAAGGGATTTGCGAAAATTGTGTTTATAGTGGAAATTGCCCACAAGAAAAGGAGAAAAATGAACGAGAATAATTTTAATAAACCTTATGATGATTCTACTACAAGTAGCACAACTAATATTAATTATAATAATAATTATTGTTATCATAGACTCCCTTGTGGTTATTGTAGAATTTTAGAAAAAGCTTGTCCTATGTATTGTAGTAATACTTTTATTTATAATGATAGAGTGTGTGACCCCCCATATAATTTAAATCAAGTAACTTGTGGGGCAATAAAGGATTCAGATATTAAATATTAAAACGGAGTATTAAAAAATGAAATACAAAATTAATTTTTATGGGTTTGCTTATGTTGAAGCAGAAGACGAAGAAGAAGCCAAAGAAAAAGTAGATGATGGTATTTGTGCTTATTCTGAAATAGAATATAAAACAAAAGAATAGGAATAAAAATATGATTCATCCCGATATTATACTTTCTATAATTATTTGTTTATGTGTTTTATCTGTAAATATATTTCTTTATATTTGGAGACCTAATAATAGTAGTTTAAAATATATATTTATTAATAGTTTAATGTGTATTATTCTTTCAACATTTGTTATTTTACTTTCTTGTAAAATATACTTATAATAAATAAATTTAATTAAAGAAAAGGTAAAAATGATAGCAATAATAATATTTATAATTGAAATATAAATTGGTTTTATTTTTTTGCTATTTGTGTTGCTACAAAAAATGGTGATAAATTTGAAAAAAATAATGATTAAAATAAAAATAAATAAAAATTATGTAATTGGTCATATTGTTAGATTTCCACAATATGGTGAAATATATTATAGTTATTATATAACACCACATAATTATGTTTCAAATAAAAAAGATGCAAAAAAATTTACAAAAATTGGTGCTTGGTTAAAGTATGTAAGTCTAATGAAAGATAAATGGGAAGAGGATGATTTTTATATTGAAAGGTTTGATAAGTAAATGAATACCACAATTATAACAATAATTCTTATTCTTGCTTCTATTATTTGTTTATCAGTTTTATTGGTTTCTATTGGTTTTCTTATTGATTGTATTGATTCTTTTAAGAAAAGAAAGTAGGCAAAATGTTAACTTGGAATGTATATATTAGTAATTTCAATCAAAAAAGAATTGAAATTCATAATATTTTTAATCATTATAGTTTTATTGAAGATTGTAAAAAAATATATAAAAAATATAAAGATGATAAAGAAAAGTTCCTTGAACAAGTAAGGAAAAGTCTTATGTATTATTATTGGTCAAAGTGCGAATGGGAAATCATTATTTCACATTGGCCTCCAAGAAAAGACGCACACGATGAAAAAATTGATGTATATGACCAAGTTATGTTGAATTGGCTTCAATTTTCTGAATATATTTGGAATAATAAAGAAGAATTTAAATCAACGAGGAAAAAGAAATGAAAAGAATTAAATCGTTATCTGAAAGCCCTTGTTATAAATGCTCTGTAGAAAGTAAGTGTTATAAAAAAATAAGAAACAATCCACAGTTTGGTGAAATCAAAGATATGATGTTTGGAAATGCACAAACAGAAAGAAAAAATTGCCCCCTTTTTATAGCACTTACTTGTAAAAATCTTATTGATGAAAGTTAGGTAAAGAATATGTATGAATGTTTTCATTGTTTAAGCAAATCTGTTATTTGGGATTGTGATTATACTTTTTCTGATTTAGGATATATTGGAAATGGTCTTGTTCATATTTGTCATTGTGCTAATTGTGGCGCTGAAATTGAATATAGAATTGAAATTTCTGAATCTGAAGATTGTTTAGAATTAAGTGAAGACGATGATGGACAACTATATATAAGCGAGGTTTATAATGAATATTAATATTACGATTGAAAAACTTAAACAAGATTATAATTGGCTTGAAGCACATGAAATGGAACAAATGAAACACGATGTTTTAGATGCTATTAATACAATTATTTATTTAAACAAAGAGCTTGAAAGTGCAAAAATTTATGTTAATAATTACAAAAAAGCTTTGGAGGCTATAAAGCAATGAAAGTTCTTGTTAATAAAGCAAATATTAAAAATGAAAAGCAATACAAACTTATATGCCCACATTGTAATTCTGAATTAGAATATGAAAAGAATGATTTATATTGGAATTTTAATGAAAATAAATGTGGAATGAGTGTAGATTGCCCATGTTGTGGAGAAATTATTGTAGTAGATGAATGTTCTCCTATTGAATATCCAAAAGCATTTTATCATATGGGGCAAAGTAATAAAGCAGTTAAAATTTCTGATGAAGAAATTCAAGAATGGATTAAGCAAGGAATAAATAAACTTGAAAGCTGCAAGGGAAAAGATGATGAATGGGTATGGTATTGCGCTACAGGCGATACAATGGTTACTATTTATCGTTATGATGGAGATAAAGATTATTATGTTTATGTCTATAAAAATTATTGGGAAAATTCAATTGGTTTTGATGAAGTAAATAAATTTATTAAATGAAAGAAAGGGTGAGATTGAAAAATGATAAATGTAAAGACATTAAAAAACAATCTTACCCTTGAAGACTATAGAAAGATAGAAAAAGCTTTGGGTTTAAGAGAATTTTCTAAAAATGAAAATCAGATAATCTT